CAGTACAACCAGTACCGACTCCTGAAGAAGAAATGGCCCTTCCAGAGGGTCCAAAACCACCAGAGGAATTAGTTTCACCAGAAACACATGACAAATTAATTGATGAATTATTAGAAGAAGATAAAAAAGAGGAAGAAGAAATTCCACAAAAAGAAATTCTTGAGATTCAAAGACAAGATAGTGAAATTTCGAAAAAAGCAATTGAGCCTCTCGAAACTGTTCCTGATAGACCAGTTGGAGTTGAAAAAGATACATTTCCACCCGTTGATTTTGGAACAGTTCAAGAACCAGATTATGGTGAACTAAAACCTTTAGATACTCGTGATATGGATGCTATTCCTTTAGATAAACCAATGATGGAATTAAAAAAGAACGACCGTGTTTATGTAATGAGTAATCCCGAAACAGGAGAAGACGGTTTTGAAGGTACATTTGTTTCTAAATTTTCACAACATGGTGATGATTATGCTTATGTTGAAACAAACGACCATCAAATAAAAGAAGTCAAATTAGAACGGGTAACAAAAGCTGGAGTTAAAAAAGAAGTAGAAATTGAAAAGAAAGCTGTTGAAGTAAATCCTTTGGAACTTGATTTTGTAAAATTGGAAAAAGATTTTGATGAAATTCTTGCCCGTGAAAAAGAAGAAGTAGAAATTAAAAAAGCAGAAGAACACAAACGAAAATTAAAAATTGAAGCAGCAGCAAAAGAAAAAGCACTCAAAGTTCGTACTCAAAAAGAGTTGGAGTCAATTAAAAAAGAAGTAGAACAAATTGAAAAAGAAGCTGTTCCAAAGTGGCTGGAAGATGTAACAATGAAAACAATGGATTTTGTGACAGGACCTATGATGGAAATGGGCAAAGATCCTAGAATCTTAGAACTTGAGAAGAAGTTGAAAAACAAAGAGATTACTGAAGAACAATTTAATGAAATGAAACATAAACTTTATCATCCTCAAGAAGTGGCTGCTTCTCAAGAAAAAGAAGCTTATTCATTTACGTGGAAACCAACAATTGATCAAAAAATAGTACAACAAGTAATTGATCAAATTAATAAAATGAGTCCTGAAACAACTGGAGCACAATTAACAGAAACTGGTTATGTTTACATTTTTGATGAGGGTGGAAGTCGCGCTGAATCCATTGAAGGTTTAATTCAAAAAGTTGAACCAAATTGGAAAGTTGGTTCACAAGAAAAAGAAGCTCAACCACCAATGGAACAACCAAAAGTTGAAGAAGTACTTCCAGAGACAAAATTTAAACAATACAAAAAAGCCCCACCAATGGGAAGGGAACCAACTCCTATTCCAGCCGTGCCTGAGGTAGAGAAAGTTTACAGAGAAGTTCAAACATCTCAACATGCTTTACAGGATATTGAAAATTTAATTTCTCAAGCGAGAGCAAAACTTGCTGCTGAAATTAAACGAGTAGAAGAACAAGGTCAAAAAATTATGCATGAAGATGTTTTAATGAGAAATATTAATAAGTTAGCTCAACTTGTTGAAGCAACTCAGAACAAAGTTGTTGACCTTGGTGACCAATTAGTAACTTTGATACAAGAAGAAAGAAAGAAACCATATAAAGTACCTGAAAAAGAGTTGATTGCAAAAATTGAAGCAAAATTTCCAGAAGTTAAAAAGTTTATTACTCAAGTTCAAAAAGGTGCTCAAAGTTTAGCTACAACTGAAAGTATTAGAGAATTAATTTTCTTTCCTAAAAAATCACATAAACTTTCATTTAGGGAAGTTGTTGCAGAATCTGCAATAGATGTAATGAAAAATATGTATGAGAATTTAGTCGGAGCATTTAAAACATTGTTGCGATTAGAATTTCCTGAATAAGGATTAAAAATGACAGAGTTAATTTCTATTTTATTGAATCCAAAAGTTATAGCTATTATTGGGCCAGCCGGAGCAATACTGTTAGGTGTTGCTATTGTTATGTATAGGTTGGCAATGCAATTTATTAAAAAATATGAGGAAGTTCAAGAAAAGAGAATTACAGAAGCGCAAGCTATGCAGAAAGAATATTTTGAATTAGCAAACGATTGGGAAAAGACACTCAATGCTGTTCTGCGAGCATTAGGAAAAAAGAATAGTAATGGAGGGTCTAATAATGTTTAAAAAAGCTAAAGAACTTGAACAGAAAGAAACAGAAGTGTTCAAGATTCAGGAAAAAATCAAAAAGCATAAAAAGAAAATTTGTCAAAAGTTAGTAAAAGTTCAAAAAACTTTAAATAACGATAATTTATTATTAGAAAAATTCAATATAGAAGGTTGTTAATGTTTTGTAATAGATGTGAAGGTGAATTTTTTATACAAAAGACAAGTTTAGAAATGGGACCGGTAATCGGAACATCAGGCATTCACACAACTTGGACAATTTGGCAATGTTTAGAATGTGGTCTAACAAAGTTAGTTCGTAAAGATGCGCAACGAAAGGATATTTCGATCAATGAAAATTCTTAATCAATTTTTAGACACTTTAAAAAAGAGACTTTCTACCATTTTTTCTACGGTTGAAAATCCATCTCTGTGGGCATTAGATCGTCTTGGAATAGATCTATATGACAATCAGATTGAGATTATAGATGCCGTTTGTGATTTAAATGAAGACAAAGTTGCTATCGTACAAGCTAGAGGAAGTGGAAAGACCTTTTCAGTTGCTTTAAGTATTATCAAACTTTGTTTAGACATTCCCAAATTTAAAGTTGGTGTTTTTGGTCCTAAGGCAGAACAAGCAGCCCGAATCATAAAAGTAATTCGTGAAGAGATTGTAAAACCTGGTAGTGCAATTTATGAGACAATAAAATGGAAGGATTCAACAAATTCTAGATTGTCTTTTGTTAATGGCTCTGAAGTTCTAGCAATCTCCGCCGGAGAAGCAACTATGCAAGAGGGTTATCACTTTCATATAGTAGTTTTAGACGAGTGTCACAGAATTTCTGATGTATCAGTCAATCAACGAATTGTACCAATGTTAGGGAGTTACAAAATAGCCAAGATAGTAAAACTTGGTGTTTCAATGTACAAACAAAACTTTTGGAAAAGTTGTACTCATCCACAAACAGCCTATAAAGTTTTGATGAGAGATTGGAGAGAATGTCCAATTTTATTAAAAGCTGGATCAATTGTTTATCAAAGTAGAGAGTACTCAAAATATGTTATAGACCAAATGCCTTTACGATTGAAAGAAAGTTATTTTCCAGACAGACCTGATTTGCATTATGATGGAGCAATGACAGAATTTGATTTTAATACTCAGTATGAAATGAAATGGGCTGATGATATTAATTTAGAATTATCATCAGAAGATCAGACAGCTTTAATTGAAAGTGATCACGAAATTTTAAAAAGAGCTAATCCATCTTTACAAGAACAATTTTTCTTTGGCTTGGACACAGCATCTGGAACATTATATCCAGGTAAAAAAGATTTAGATTATACAGCATTGGCTATTTGGAGAAAGAAAAACGATAACGTTAAAGAAAAAGTTGCTGCATTTGAGTGGCAAGGAGATCCTTTAACACAACTATCAGAAATTGAAACAACCAATTTAAGTTTGAGATACAGCACAATAGGGTAAAATACCCAAATATGAACCAATTAGATACTGATAAAGTGATGAAGAAGTCATTTAACGAATGGTGTAATATAGAAAGAAAGAAACAAACTGGAATAAATGATAAAATTGAAGCACCATCAGATATGCATGACGACCATTGTTGTTTTTCTGGAAATACAAAAATAAGATTATTGGATGGAACAACAAAAACAATTGCTGAATTATCTGACAATTTATTAGAAGATACTTGGGCATATAGTGTAGATCAAAATAATCATATAGTTCCTGGTAAGATAAGTAGAGCATGGAAAGTTGGTAATAAAGAAACACTTAAAATTACTTTAGACAATAACGAATTTTTTGAATGTACACCAGATCATAAAATAATGTTAAGAGATGGAAGTTACAAAGAAGCAAAAGATTTACAACCAAATGATAGTTTAATGCCTTTGTATACTAAAAAAGAGGTTTTATTTAATAATTTAGAGTATGAATTTACGTATGATCCCGGAAAGGAAATTTTTATTCCAACACATAGAATAGTTGTATCCGTTCCTGAGAAGATGGTTCCACATCACAAAAACTTTAATCGTTTTGACAACAGACCAACTAATATTCAAATAGTTACATCAAAAGAACATTGGCAAATACATGGAAAAGTAGCAAAGGAAACAAATAAAAGAGTTTGGAGTCAATTAAATAAAGAACAACGGATTAAGAGGTTAACTCCATCGTGGAAAAAATTAAAAGAGTTATATCAAAATCCAAAATGGATGAAATTTCTTTCAGAATCTATTAAGAAAAATTTACCACCTGTTGATCGTGAAATAGCAAGAGAGAAAGCAAAAAAACAATGGGAAGGAATTTCTTATCAAGAAAGACTAGAAAGAATGAAACCAATTATAGAAGCTGGAGCAAATGCTCGTAGAGGAAAATCTAGTTGGAATAAAGGTAAAAGAATAATTCATATAACGAATTGTCAAAATTGTCATAAAGAATTTGATTATCGTTTTTCAGAAATTCGTAAATTTTGTTCTACATATTGTTGTCAACAATTTCAAAAACAAAAATTTGTTTTTAATCATAAAGTTGTAAAAATAGAAAAAAGTATTAAACAAGATGTGTATGATATAACGGTTGAGGTTTATCATAATTTTGCTTTAGATTGTGGTGTATTTGTACATAATTGTAGTGATGTATTGGCCGTTTGGGCTATGGACAAAACAGACCAATTTAAGAGAGGTACAGTAGCTACTTATCAAATACCCAAACCTGTCACAGGAGTTTCTACAGTTTTAGGAAGAGGAATACCTACAAATCAACCAAAAGAGAACAGGTATCTTCAATGAAAAAACAATTTTGTTTAATAGGAAAATATAATGATTAGACCTGATAAAGCATTAAAAGAAATAATTTTAAATCTAACAACGGTAAGTGATATGTTAGAATATATTCGTGATAAATTTGCAAATGAAAATGTAAAACGCCATTTATTGCAAAGTCAAGAAAATTTAGTGAAAACAATTCAACACTTAAAAAATGGCGAGAAGCTAAATAAAACTATTACATTCAAACAAAGAAACGAAGAGTTAGAAGGAGAATAATATGGGACGACCAAAGGGAAGTAAAAATAGACCAAAAATAACATTGAAAGGTACTTATACTCAAGGTGGAGTGTTGGGGAATAGATCTTTAACGGCTGGATTAGTAAAAGAGGGTGGTTATGATGTAACAATGAAACCATCTTTCTTTTATTCACCAGAATTGACAACTGAATCATGGTTATTACCTAAATCTCGTCAAGAAATTTTAAAATGGGCTCGTATTTTCTTCAATTTAGAACCATATGTACAATCCATTGTAATGATGCATGCTTATTATCCATTTTCAAAATTTACTATTAGTACTCCTGACAAATCAATAACAGAATTTTATAAAGATATGGCATTCAATGAAGGTTTTGATTTGTTTAAATTTATTCTTCAAGCAAGTTTGAGTTATCAAAAATTTGGTGAAGCTATTATGTTTGGTAATATGGAGAAAGGTAAGGATAAATTACACCGTTGGACAAAATTTATTTTATTAGAACCCGAATTGGTTGAAATTAAAAGTGATCTTTTGTCTAATGATGTTTCATATGAATTAATTCCTACTGAAGAATTAAAGAATTTGGTCAAGTCTGTCAAACCAGAAGATGCAGAACGTAAAAAGAAATTACAAGAAGATACACCTGCCGTTATTGAAGCCGTTATACAAGGGAGAAATATTCAATTAGATCCAGAACATGTTTCACACGTTGCAAGGTTGACAGATCCATCAGCAACTCGTGGAACTAGTCCTATTCAATGTTTGTTTAAAGTTTTAATTTACCAAGATTGGATCCGTTTGGCTCAATCGGCATTTGCCCAAAGATATATCTTTCCAGTAGAACTTTGGACAATAGGAGATTTACCATCAGGTCATATGCCAAGTGAGCAAGATTTATCAAATTTTAGAGACATTATTAATCAAGCAATTCAAAACCCACCTTTTACTATGGTATTTCCTCCTATTGTAAAGTATGAAGCCTTAAGTACATTGGGAAAACAATTTCCTATTAACAATGAGTACGATTATATTCACGACCAATTATTAGTTGGTATGGGAGTAAATAAAAATATCATTTTAGGCGAAGGTCCTAGTTTTCCATTATCAGAAGATTCAAGAGTTTTAACTAAAGATGGGTTGAAATATCATTGGGAACTAACTGAAAATGATTTAATTGCCTCATTTAATTCAAAAACAGAAGAACTAGAATATGTTCCGTTTGTTGATAAGTTAGTAATTCCTTATGAAGGAGATATGATTCATTTTAAAACTTCAAGAGTTGATCATTTAGTGGCTCCAAATCATAATTGTTGGAACAGAAAAGACAATCAAAGTGAGTGGCAATTAATAAAAGCAAAAGATGTAAAAACAGAAACACAATTTAGATTAGGAGTTAATTGGGAAGGAAAATTATTAGGTGATGTAAATGTTTTAGGCCACAAAATTCCAACAAATCTTTTTATGAAATTAGTTGGTTATTTTGTTTCTGAAGGTTCTTCTGTTTATAAAGAAGGAAGAGATTATCAAGTTTGTGTGTCCCAAGGTGTTAAAAGTGATTGTTATCAAGATATTGATCAAACGTTTCAACAATTACCATTTAAAGTTCACAAATATTTTGATAAACAAAAATATTATTCTCGAAAAACAAAACAAACTGAAATATGTGAAATGACTGACTGGAGATTATTTGGAAAAGATTTAACACAATATTTTAGAGAATCTTTTGGAGAAAATTCATACTCAAAACGAATTCCATCTTGGATTAAAGAATTATCAAAAGAGCACTTGAAAGTTCTTTTAGACGCCCTTATTAAGGGAGATGGAAATGAAGACCACTCCTCATCTCAATGGGGACATACTTCAACATATTATACGTACACTACTAAATCACGGCAGTTGTGTGATGATGTTGTAGAAATTGCATTAAAATGTGGATTTGTTCCCACTTTTAGATATCTAAAAAATGAATATGTTGTGTATTTTAGTGATAGTTACCAAAAAGAGAAAGGAACGTTTTTCTTATGGGACAATAAAGAAAAAGGTATCGAAGGAAAAATAGCACGGGGAAATGCTATAACAAATGTTCCTTATAAAGGAAATATTTGGTGTATTGCATTAGCCAAAAATGGTTTATTTGTTTCTGAAAGAAATGGTCGGTTAGTTATCACAGGTAATTCAAACGTAAAAACAATGGCACTCCATAAATTAATGATGATGTATAAGGTTGTGAGAGATGAGTTTGAAAACTGGATAATTAACAAGTTTTTTAGACCTATAGCGATCAAAAATGAATTTTATGCGACTGTAGGCAAACAAAAGAAATTGATTCTTCCCCAAATTACTTGGAACAAATCACTAGATATTGAAGAAGAAGAGGCTGAAAGACAATTCTTTTTGGATATGCATCAGAAAGGTTATCTATCTACTGAAACATTGTTTAGTAAATTTCCTACAATTGATTATAATACAGAGCAAAAACGTTTGGAAAATGAAATTGGTACAGTGTGGGATAAGGGTGGTAAAGATAGTAGGTTACCAGCTAAAATTTCAAAACCAACTCCTCCATCAGGTACAGGTCCGGCTGGGATAGTGAGGCCAACTCCAATTGAACCAATTGAACCTACATTACCAGAAGGTGAAGAAATGGAAGGGGTTGAAGTACCACCAGAAACTCCAATTACAGAAACAACAGCACCAGAGGTAATTCCTCCAGAAGAACCAGGAGTATAATATGTCATTAAGAAAAGTTGGATCACCTGAAAAGTTAGAAATAATAAATAATTCCAAGAAAATTTCGGGATTATCATTAGATCCTAATATTTTTGTGAAAGAAGTTTCTGAGTCATTAGGGAAAGAAAAGTCCCTTTCGTTGGATCAACTACACGAAAAAGCGAAAGCTATGGGAATTGTAGATTACGACGAAAATACAATGGATCATGTGATACGATTACTACAAAGTATAGGAGTAAAAATTACACGGAAATAATCTACGGGGCTCTTACGGATGTAAACAGTAGGTTATTTCTATAATATTCTACGATTATCTTATATATCGGAACCTGAGGATGGGTCTCGGTCCGGGATTTAATGTATTTAAGAACTGAGGAGATTAGTTATGGATGGAAAACAAGAGCAAGAAAAAGCCTATGAGTCTATAAGTGATTCGGGTGAAAAAGTGCTACATTTGGAAGTGTTGTTGAAAGCTTTGATTCAAAAATGTTTAGGAAAAGCTTTAGATTATGGTAGAATGTCCGGAATGACTGACCGCAATTTTAAGCAATTTGAACGAACCATCAAAGACGATTTTTATAAAGTGATAGATGATGGTATACTACTTTTGAAAGAGTACGGATATATTAAGGATGACCACTCAGAGTAATTATTCTACATGGTTAAAAAAAATTGTTAAAGTAGCATTGTTACAACATCCATATCTCAAAAAAGAGGCTCAACCAGGTAATCGTAGACAAGATTTATCAAGGCCTATTTTAGAAAATTTGTTGCAACAAGGTTATGATACTGTTACATGGGATTCAGGAACGAGTGTTTGTCCTATATGTAGGGAGTTACACAATCAAAAATGGAGTTTGGCTGATTTTTTAACTGGACTTTTGCATGATGCTCCAATTGCAGAAAAAAGTCACCCAAATGATAAAAGTTGTTTTGTTATCATACAAGGGCCCGGATTACAAAGCATTCGAGTAGACTATGATGGTAACATGGAGTATTTGTGAAGAAAATTTGTGGCGTTTATCAAATTGTTAATATTATTACAGGGAAAGTTTATGTAGGTTCTTCTGTAGATATAAAATCTCGATGGCAAGAACACACACGGGATTTAAAACTAAATCGCCATGAAAATCAGAAATTACAGATTGATTGGAATAAGTATACTCGATCTGCATTCAAATTTAAAATTTTGAAGATCAGTAGTGAAGATCAACTATCAAAAATAGAACAAAATTACTTAAACTCAGTAAAAAACAACTCTTACAATATGGAAAATAAAGTTGTTAGGTGTCCCTCTTCTAAGTTAAAGTTAGTTTATTTACGTAAAAAGAACGTTAGAACTACTGATGTTGTTAATTATTACGTTAATGGTCACACAAAATGTGAATGTAGAAAACAATTTGATATCGGTGATGATTTAGTTACCAGAATCTTAAAAGATTATAATGTTTTAAGAAGCAAACCAGAAGCGTTAAAATTAATGCATCAACTTAAACCAGAAATTGCTAAGAAACAAGGTGCAAAACGCGTAGGATTATTTTTGGGTGCGAAAAGTTATTGGTTCGGTAAACCCGGGCCTATGTCTGGTAAAAAGATGCCTGAAAAATCTATAGAAAGAGGATTAAGAACTAGAACCAAAAGATATGGAGATAATTATCATCCCAAAGAAGCTTTAATAAAAATTAGAAATTTAGCTTTAACTCAACCTCATGATTCAATTACAGGACAATTTATTTGTAAATAATAGGAGTTTATAATGGCTTTAAAAAAGATTGGAACACAGATAGCGATAGCAGATATTAGTACTTCACATGAAGATTTGATTGCTGAACGAAAAACAGAAGCAAAAGTGTTAGAACCAAAACACAAAGATTTTCTTTACTTTAGAGGAAGAGCAATCTCCGCCGGAGATCAAGGACCAAAACAAAAAGAACCTAATCCTAATGGGAATGGTGATTATTTTCCCAGAAAAGAATTAGAATCTTCTTATGAGACATTTATTGGGAAAAATTTATTTTTGAATCATGAGTCTGAACATCCAATCAAATCTGTTGGCAAAATAGTTGACACTTATCCAGTGGAAGATCCTGAAACAGGAGAATTCTATGTTGAGTGTTTAGCAAAAATAGATCGGAAACTTCATCCAGAAATAGCTCGTAAAATAGAAACTGGAGAGTTAGATAAAACATCAATGGGTTGTTCTTGTGAGTCCTCAACATGTTCAATTTGTGGTAAAGTACTTTATTCAGATAGTGATGATAAGTGTGCTCATCTATCACCTACAGGTCTTTTGAAAAATTACGAGGCTGAAGTGAATTTTCCTGAATATGGAATTGAAAAAGGGAAACCAGCCAAAGCATTTGCAATTAATAAAGGTTTAACATTTAATGAATGGTCAATTGTTAATGTACCGGCTGATTCTCAAGCAGTTATCAAAACAGTTTTAGCAAATGCTAAAAAACAACTTTCGAAAATAGCATCTTTAACAAAAGAGGAACAACTTGACATAGTGAGTCAAGTTGAGAAAATTTTGAATCAGTTAGATGAAGACACAAAAACAAAAGTCAAATCTGAAATTTGTGCTTGTGTGATGCCTAAGGAGGATCTTAATATGTCGGACAAAGCGAAGTCTAAAAGTTCTGAGATAAAAGATGAACAATCAATTGAAAAAACAGTTACGAATGGAACCGAAGAAGAAGTTAACGAAATTTTGAAAAAATTAAGTGGTTATGAATTAAAGAGACTTGAAGACTCTCTTGAAAAGAAAATGAAGAAAGAAGCAAAAGTTGAAAAAGTTGAAGAACCAAAAAAGGAAGTTCTTCAAGAAAAAGAAACTTCTGATCCAAAAGAAGAATCTACAATTTTAGAAAAAGTTAACAAAG